TCTTTGCATCACCTATCTCTTGCTTCAACTTTGCTTTAGCAGTTAGTGCTTCATTTCTTTGACGAGCAATTTCTTCATTCGCAGTAGCTTGTCTCTTTAGCTCTTCGACTTTCTCTACACCTAAGAAGTTACTTAAAAACTTCTGCTTAGATTCGGGATTGTAAGTCCTTGTTTTAGTCAAAACATCCAGGACTTGTCTGCCGCTTGCATTAGGTCCAAGAGCTGTGATTGCTTTCTGGATAGCTGTTTCGTCGGCTCTATTAGTGTAACCTTGCACTAGACCTGAGCCAAACTTCTCGCCAATGCCGCCCCAACCGTTCTTTTCTTCAGGAAGTATCGTGACCATCTGTTACCCCATTATTGCTGCGCCAGCCGCTGTTCCTGCACCCTGAGCAAATCCTTTGACTGCTCCTTGCACTAGACCCTCGCTTCCTGGCTTGTAAATGTTCTCGATCGCTTGCTTACCTAATAGTGTGTTAATACCTGTCAGCTTGTTCTGTTGTCCTTGTTGCTGTGCTTGGTATCTCAATCCTGCAAGATTAGACTGCAGATCGGTTCCTGCCTTCAATGTGGCACGACGAATCCCGGAACCCATGTTGTTGTTGCCTGCAAACTTCTCAAGAATCCCTGGTAAAACACTCTCTTGAAAATGCTTGAGTGCAGGCTTCTCAACTCCCTCTTGGAAGTTCTGTTCGTTAAATCCGAAGAGTTCGCCTAATGGACCTTCACCCGACTTAAGTCCTTCTGAAAGGAGACCCTCTAACTCTTGTTGCAGAGGAGATAAAGTGCTCTTCTGTTTTACTTTTCCTTTCTTGCCAAAAAGTGCTTCATTTAACTTAGGCATATTAACCTCATTTTTTTGTATATCTCAGCGTCACACTGAAGAAGTAATTGTTGCGAGTATTGTTTCCTGCCTTCACATGTAAGTCTGTACCACTCAAGTAAATACCTACGACATTCGCAAGCGTTCCTGGGTCCAAGTATGGCAACGGTATCCCAACAGTCAGTGTTGCTGCATCCTGCGCGGTTCCTGTTAGACTCACCAGTGTTACCAAGCCTGTAATCCCTGTAGGAAACGCCGTGTCTGCTGTACCCACGATCTGGCCTTGTATTGTCTTCGTGTAGATCGGCGCATTGTTAACCCACAGGAAACCTGTCACTCGCTCTGTCGTGAAGTAGCTCAAGTCGTCTATCGTCGTGTTAATCGCATTCGCAACCGTGATGTGTTCCTGCTGAAGTTGATGCTGAAACTGATTCTCTCGGTCTTGTTGCTCGCCTTCGTACTTTTGCCAGCTAAAGTTAGGTTGTACTTTCGGCATTAGTTAAAGATCCTTCCTGCAGGTTTAAAGTACGGCACCATCGCATGGATAAATATCGGTTGGTCCAACGTTTCCGAAGTAAAGTCTGCCGGATTCTGGTAAAACCTGATCGTGTGTTCCTTACCTGTAGCGCCTACGTAGATTCGTTTCCACACCTTTGTCTGATCTGTTGTCGGACTCATGCCGTCTTTAGGTTCGAATGTCAGCGTCGTCTCTTGATAGTAGCCTGCAGGATCACCATTTGAGTCGATGTAAAGCTGATCGTTTAAGTAAAACTGCACACGCAATTTAGACAAGCCGTTTGCAGACACAAAAAGATCGACATATCCTAGCCGTGCAAGTTCGCCTTGTTCTATGTAGGGGTTAAAGTTCTTCGTAATTGCACTGAACAACACAGGTGAAGGCGTTGTAGTAGCATCACCTGGAAGCGTCAGAGTGTTGCCGATATTCAGTTGATAAACCCAGTTGTATTGATCGCCGCCAAGGTCTACCAGTGAGTTAAAGTTAATCTGGTATGATCCCCAGGCCATCAACATCTGTCCCCAAGGAGTCCAAGTGTCTCCCCAAGTGTTCTGTTGAAAGATAGTGCCTCTTCCTAAACAGCTAAACGGAAACTCGTACACAGCATAGGTATTGTCTAAGTAGTTGAATGACAACACGCTATCAGAAGCAGTCACGCTGTTCTCAGCATTTGGCGCACTGTTGTAGCAGATCCAGCCTTCCTTAATGTCATCGAAGCGCTCACCATAACACTGCTGTATCGATGTCTGGTTCATGAATGGCACTGGAAGTTCTTGGACTAACCGATAAGGATCTGTGAAGTCCGGTATGATCTCATCGACACGCTTGACATTCACGCCGTCTGATCCGACTATCCCAGGCTTTCCTACGCTTGTATAGTATGTGTCGTAGTTAAGTGCTGTGTATGGAGCGTCGCACTGCCATGCATTGTTTGTCTTGTCCCAACGAAATGGCTGGTTCTCGTCCCCTGTGTACCGCAAGACTCGTTCTGAATTAGAGAAGCGAACTACAATGTCTGAGTTGATGAAACTGAATGTGCGTATCGGTTGACTTGTGGAAGCATAGACTTGCTCGTCATTCGTGAAGTCTAATGAGTTCAAAACTACAGACCAATAAGCAACGTCTGGCCTGGGAACGTTCTCAACTGTAGGAGATAGAAGTATCAGTCTGAATCTGTCTGCTGTGATGTGCAACGTAGAGGATATGTCATAAGGAGGTACACCAGCTACAGCAGTGACGACTTTAGTTTCCAAGTTCGCAGGCAAGTACTGAATCGTGTTTCCGTCATAGTAGAATATCTTGTCTAGTCCATTACAAAAGAATGCTTTGAACTGGAAGTTAACCAACGAGAAGAAGTTAGAGATCGAGCCATTAAACAAGTCACCGTATACACCTACAGTCGCATCCAAATAGTTATTGTTCGGAGGGGCTACCGTGAACGTCATTGTGTACGCGCCAGTCACGTAGTTAATAAGTCCTGCAGAAAGTAAAGTGTCAGGGCCTTGCAGTCCGCCAAAGCCGTTGTCTGTTACGTTCTGACCTACGAAGAGGCCGTTCGAAACAATATTTACTGGAGCACCTGCTACCGTGAACTGAAAGAATGTTACCGTGTTTCTCTCAAAAGGGGCTGTAGCTAAAGTCCCCGCGAAAGGGCCAACTGTTCCATTAAGTACGTCCGTTTGCGATTCATAGTATGCATGCGGGATCTCGCTTACCACATAGTCAGCATCTAAAGCATCGGCAAGCATCCCGTTATTAGTGACAACTTTTCCAACTCTTTTCTGATTGAACACAAGGATCTCTTGCGAGCCATTCTCTGCGTAATAAGGCTTGATGCCCATGATCGCAGTGCCAGTACCAGGCGTCTGTCCTGTTGCGCTGTCCCATGAGATATACACGCAGCTATATGTCCCAGCAGGAGGAGGAGTATTAAAAGTAATTGAATAAGCGCCTGTCACAATGTTTACTGTACCAGTTCCATTAGCAGAACCTGTTAAGTTGATCACAGTGGCAGAAGCATCCCCAGAATAACTAAATATTTCAGCAGAAACACCTGGAACGATAGTCCCATATGCAGTAATGTTCGAACTAATAGGCACAGGACTTAACGTACCTGTAAAGGTAACTCTAACCCCATCGGGAGGCTGGGCGACTGGGGCTTGTTGATGCCTGTAAGTCATTTTAGCATAAGGATTGTAGCCTTGAATCTTCTCAAGTACGCCACGATACAAGTGCGCATTGATCAAAGACTGAAAAGCATCACGAGGGAGCAGCCAAGGTTCTAGCGCCTCATTGAATCCAGTTCGGAAGTTAGCAATCGGATACCCTTGATAGCCTGTCATTTAACATCCAAATATGATTACAGAGCCCATAATTACGTCTACAGGATTTCCATTACTAGTTTGAAAGGCTACTGTTATCAGAGATGTTGTAAAACTATCTGCAATCGCAGAGCCTCCTCGAATAAAACCAAAACATTCTGTTGCACTTGTGTTAGTTTTTCTCATTCCAGTAATCAAAACCGCTCCAGTTACACTTGGTAAAGTATTGGTAAATCTAATTGTATATACGCCTGTAGAATCCTTTGTGGAGGTTGCTGTATTAACATTGAAACTTCCGTTAATTAAGTTTCCCGAACCTCCGCCACCAGCTAAATTTCCAGCCGTACCACCACCACTGAAGTTAATCTGCATGTTCACAGCACCAAGAAGATTGCCGCCTACCTGCGTCGTGTTGTAGAACTTAGCTGTGCTATTAACTACATAGAACTGTCCGTTTGTGCCTGCAGGAAGAGCTACAGGATCGCCGCCACTCCTATTAGACATAGAACAAAACTTATGGTAAGTGTCTGTTCCAGTTCCTGACGCATTAAAGTTGTGCTCTTGACCTATGCTTGCTGCAAGGAAACCGAAGTTAGCTTGAATGATAGGCTGAGTCGTCGCTATAGCCTGAGATGCCTGCGGAACATTTGATGTATAGACCATAGTAACTCCTAAAACTTAGATATAGATCTTTCGTAAAGCATTTCTTCGTAAGTGTCTTGCATGCAGATATCCTTGAAGCGCAAGTATTCCGGCATGATTTGATTGTATTGGTCCATCTGGTTGAACAACTTAAAGCGATGGAGTGCAGCCCCTAAAGCGATTAGCGGTCCTAAGTCTGGACGAAAAGGCACATCAGTATAGTTCAAGAATGGCGCAGGAATCTTTATGCCCTGCATCTGAATCTGATACACCTGATCAGGCACAGGACGCAGCTCGAACATGTTAACTGCATTCAAAGCAGTTTGTGTTGCCGTAAGTACTGGTGTCTGTGGGAAGAACAGTATCCCTTGAGGTCGATTAGGATTGTACGTCTCAAAGGAAGCTTGAATCGATGCCCCTGTAATTGGAGCTGTTAAGAAAGCTAAGCCAGCTATAGTCCCTGTTGCATAAGTAATTGTACCAGATACAGTCCCAGTAGAACTAAGAGGAGAGACTTGAGTGAAGGTGCCGGTCCCCGTGAAGGGATATGAGGGCACGTCTTGCACAACTTGAGTTCCGTCGGTGACATACACGCTCCCGGGTAATATAGGGAAATTAGTTAATGTCGTGCCAAAGGAGTTAAGTGGAAACGCTCCCGTAGCAAAACTCTGTTTGTTTAACTGCTTAGGATAGTCTTGATAAAAAGTATCAGGATCAATGTACCACTCTATGCCAAAGCCATCAGCATAAACGTCTGGGTTTACCGTCTGAAATCCTGCAGGTGCTAAGTATGTAGCTAAGCCTTCCTGAGTAAAGAATGTGTATTTCGTGTAGCCCCAGAATATCTTCAACTCTTTAGGCAACACGTACTGATAGTAATAGTTAATGAGTGTCGTGCACTGTGCATCCGAGTACATTGAAGCATCAGGAATACCAGCGATATTTCGAAACTCAGACAGGATGGCGTTGAAGTTCCACCCTGCCGTTGAATTCCAAGATCCCGTAGTACCTGTTATGGGATAATTTGGAATCGTCATTATGCAGCCCTTTCACATACAAAGTGCGTTTTGTACCCTGCAATGTAGATCTCAGGAATGCCTTCATTGTTTCTGCGATACTTGTGGATGTTCTCGCGGCAACCTTCAAGACTACGGATGACTTCAAGTGGCAAGTCATAAGTGTGTCCATCGATCAACTTGTACTGCTTAAATGGATGCGTCTTGCTTGCATGGTGAAACTCAAGTGGATAGCCTGGATCACGCTGGTTACGGAACACAACACGCTCATGCTTTGGCACGTTCTGCATCACCACGATTTCGTCTTCTTTCAGTTCTTTACGCACTTTTTCAAGTGGTTCGTCAGCAGGTCCAGCCAAGTAGTTCTCTTGCAACTCTTCAACTGGTATCTTTTTTTCTCTTACAGGTCTAGGCATCATTACCTCTATTGGTTGTTGTACATTAGTCCAGGGGGCTGTCCAGCGGGAGGTGCATACGATATTATGTTTATCTGTCCGCCAGAGAGATAGTTTGAATACCCTTGTGAGGTATCAAAAGGTTGTCCGTCGATCGTGTTCATCTGGAATGTCTTGGCATCAACATCAAAGTTACCAATCACACATCGAGCATCGTTAATTTGATGCATTCCAAAGACTTTAGAGATCGTCACTGTTTGTCCATTCGCCACAGCAAATGAGTTAGCATCCGCGACAGTAGAAAGTGTTACAACTCCAGGATTTGCGTTTGTAATCCCTGTGATGTTGTAGATCGTTCCTAAAGGGAATCCTACTAATGCTGTCATCTGTTCCTTAAATAAGGAGAGAGGGTTGCCCCTCCCTCCACTGTTTTACCAGCCAGTCGGTGTTTGAGAGAATGCTTCCCAATACATGACGTTAGTGTTTTCACCCACAGCAGCAGTTCCGATGATGATTCCTTGATAACCAATATCGTACTGATTGCCTGGAGGATTACCTTGTGCAGTAATCTGACCAGTAGTTGCACTGATCGTTGGAGCAGTCGCAGGATAAGAAATCTGATTGACAATACCGCCAGATACGTAAGTACCAAATGCAGATGTGTCAACAGGATTGCCTTGCAGGTCATACAATGTGAATGTAGAACCTGTGATTCCTGAAACAACGTAACGATTAGTATTCAACTGTGTCATACCAACAACGCCAGAGATTGTGACGATCATCCCATTGACCAACGTAAGAGTATTAGTTGGAGAAAGAGAAGTTACTGTCACAACACCTGGGTTAGTTTTGGTCACGCCAGTAATGGTGTACTGAGTGTTGTACCAATCAGCTCCCAGTGACACAGAAGTGAAACCGTTTGATGCTTGCAATGTTGAACTGAGGTCTGTAGTCCCTCTGATAGTTAACAATGCTGAAGCTGCAGGCATTCCTCTGAACCATTCAGCTTTCAAGGTTTTAGAATTAGTGCCCCATGAACTGTAGTTATAAACTGCAATATGATCCGGAATGAATCCTAATGGGAGTGTTACAGCAGTTCCAGCGCTAACAAAAGTACCCGTTCTATATTGACTCATGATGCCCTCCTTAGTTTTTCTGTGTGGCTAACAGGCGTGTCAACCAGTTATCGTTCAGGAGACGAGTTGCAAACGGATACTTGTAACCTACTGAACCGCGTTGGTTAAGTGGGTCTGAAGTGCCGCTAGAACCAAGTGGCTTCACGATGAACTCAGCTTCTTTAGAGCCAAGTTTCACTACACCGTAGGCTTCTTGACCTAAGATGATGTTGTTGTACACAGGAGTTGCATCCGAAGTTGCGTATCCGTTAGTGCTCAAAAGCCATCTTACGTTGTTGGTAGAGCCCCATTCTGCTTCTAACGCGTCCATTGGATTTGGATAGTTAGCTGAAGAAAGGAAGTCTGCGCAAGCTTCTAGGTCGACTTGGAGGTTTACGTCCATGAAGCCCCAGTAAGAGCTTCTCACAGGGGATGTCGCAAAGCGATTTTCACCAGCGATAGGCTTGGTCATCAAGCGAGCGTTACCCAAACGAAGAGCACGTACTGCAACTTTAATGTCTGCTGTAGTTATGTTTGTAGGGGTTCCGCCATTATCTCCGTTTACACAAGAAATAGAACTTGCAGTTGCGACCATCATATTGCGAATTAGCGTATCCAGGGTCAATCCTAATTGGAGTGAAAGTACCCTTGTAGCCTCATTCAGAACACGATCTTGTACTGTAAACTGAACCTGATCAGTGATAACGACAAAGTTGCCGTACCATTTAATCTGGGTCGAGAAGTCAGTAACACTCAAGGCATCGCCAGGAGGAGTTGTACCATCAGTGATAGGCACGGTAGCAGCACTTAAAGTACTGTATCGACGGAAGATCATCTGGTCGCCGGAATTCAGCGGGATGGTCCTCTTCTGCGCAAACAAATCGTAAATGTAATACGGGCGCGCAAGAGTCAACAGAAGACGGTCAAAGTATGTCCGAACCTCTGGAGGCACTTGTGAAGTTGTTGTAATTGGCATATCTCAACCTTTATCGGTTAGACATTCGCCAGATTTCTCCCTGCAATCTTCATAAAGTCCTCATCAGACATTGACGCATAATAGTCAGCCGCACTGAGCTGCCCTTGACCACCGACACTCGCAAGCGTCTGAGGTTTCTGAGCATTCGCAATAGCCCGCTGTCCATTCTGTGGCTGTTGGACCACTGGAGGAGTTGAAGCTTTTGCGTTCAATTCTGCTAACAAGTATGCTGCCTCATAGGGATTCGAAGCTTTTTGGATCATCTCAGCAAATATCGGGTTTTTACTTGTAAGTTCCGGTACATGACGAGTAACCATTGAGTTCCAGTCCTGACGCTGAGCTTTTGTCTCTATGGCAGTGAGAGCGTCCTTTATCTCTTCCCGGAGGTGAACGTTCTCCTGCCTAATAGCGTCAAAGGCCTTTTTCACGTCGCGCGAGTCCTCTAAGTCCAATGCACTTAAGGCATCTGGAACCGGCGCTGATTCTGGTTGACGAGTAGGTATCTTGGCATAGGCATCAGCTTGGCCTCTCCAATAGTCCCTCTCGCCCTGCATCTTGGAAATCTCATCACGCAATGCCTTGAAGTTCATCTGCTGTGCAGATTCTGCAACCTCTGGCAATCCCTGACTGGCGACATCAGGTTGTGTTACGCCCATGTTCAATGGATCACCCTGCGGCGCGTCCATGTAGCTGTTATTCATTGGGGCAGCTTCAGGAAACAGTTCACTTCCTGGTGCTGACATATCTAGTTCACTCATTCATTTCCTTTTTGTCTCGGCGACAGACCAGTTTCACGCCCATTCAAATAAATACTTGTCACTAGAAGCAAAATTTTTTAGGCTAAGAGTATCGATCCTGACTTCTTAGCAGCTTCTCCGACAGTAGCAACGACATCCTTGCTGCTCTTCGACATCTCAGCTTCACTGATAGGCACGTCAAATGGCAGGCACAGATCCGGTTCTACTTCCAACTTTCTCTCTGCATTGTTCCACTTAAAGACAAGCACGCCGACCATCGCAGCAGGGGGCCTCTTAGCGATCACTTCCCAGCCAGCAACTAGCGTGTTGGGACGCTTCACATGAGGTTTAGCTGCATACAATACCCAGAAGTCGCGTTGAAGTTTTTGTGCGTACTTCTCGGCTAGCTTCTGTGCGTCTGTCCAACAGTCTGCAGCCATGGGTTCCCGTGTCTCCCCCATCTCCTGCATATTGCTGTTGCGCTTCTGTCCTATTAAGGTTGTCTCTAACATGCTACGACCAAGGATACTCTCTGAACTGAGAATGTGCTTTATTCAGTTCCATTTGAGTACCACGTTTGCCAGCGAGTCCATACGCCTCATCCATAGCTTCTTGTTTCATTTCGAAAACACCGGACTGCCAATCCATAGCAACAGATTTTGGAGTAGTCTCTGATTGATGACTAACCATTGGCTGGCGCTCGTTATTGTGCTCCATGCTTTCAAATCCACCTTGATTACCTGAAGGATTTTCTTTCATGATCATTTTCCTTTTGTTTTTAGTTTCCGCTTAATGCTCTGCGGGGTTTTCACATGCTCTGCTTTCTTTAGAGCACTGCGAGCCTTGGTTAACGCGTTTGGTTTTTTCATCTCAAATCTCTATTGTTATGTCTATATGTCTAAGTTGATTCTCGTTCCCTGGTAGTCTTTGGTACTGACGGAACTTAAGCTTTTTTTGTTCCTTTAACTGAATCATCATCATCTGGTAATCGTTTTCCGATGTGTGAGTCAGCTCATTTATCGCGCCACAAAGAGCTCTAACCATCAGCATCTTATCCATAACCGCGACCTTCTGTTCCGTATTTCGCACTCGGTAGCAATGTATTCTGCAGCTCTCTCGGGTTCTCGTAGACTGCTTTTCCTGGCTTTACACCTTGCCATTCTTCCCAGTACTCATGTTGTGCTCTCTCAGCCGCCAAAGCTTTCTGGATTTCTGAGGATGATTCTTTTGATCCATGCTTCATTTGTGATGCAGTATTTGTTCCGTATTCGTTCCCAAGTAGCTGCTGCTTTGCCCAGTCTCCCGGAAGTGGATGAAACTTCGGATGGTAGCTGTTGTATTGTCCCGGCTCCGGTTTCAGCGTGTTCATTGGGGCGTTTCCCCCTTGCGATATAGTCCCCATAGCTCATAAATCCCCAGATTGTACGTATTCACATAAAACAGCTTTACATGACTTTAAATCCATAAGACTCCAAAAATTCTTTAGCCCATTTAATCTTGTCTTCAACTCTCTGGCCACTTCCATGATTCTTAGTCCACAATTCAAGATTTTCTATGCGATTGTCATGTCTGATTCCATTCTTGTGATGTATTGTCTCTTCAGGTTTTAATGGCCTTCCGAGATACCTCGACATCACATACGTATGCTCTAGAATTCTCTTCCCATTTTTTAACAAAATTCGATATCCATCTTTTCTTAAAGAACCTTGTCCATTAGTGGCTCTATGGCATCTTAACTTTCGACAATTACCTACCTTGATGTCTTTCCAAAGAGTCATTTGCATAACTAAAACGAAGCATTCCCAAGTGGCACATTATCCGACGCATGCGAGCCATGTGCGTATCTGTAACTGTCTTCGTGCTGTTTTCTTTCGTTCTCCATCTCAAACTGCAAGTCACTCATCGTAGGTCCATTCGAGCCTTGTTTCAGTGCAGCGATCGGCGCAGGCAGTCTCGTCTTCATCTTTTCTCCAACTACGCTCTGGTAGCCGCCCTCACCTGTAAACATGCTAGCAGTCATCTTTAGTCTCTTTATGTTTGTCTCTTTCAAGAAGATACATAGCTAAACCTTTTAACAATCTATGCTGCCGATACGAAAACTCCACAGGATCACAGACCATTTCAGATCGAAGAAATACATCCTTTAATCTTTCGTAATCATAAGGCCAACTCTCCATACCTGCTTGACTCATGGTGTGCCTCCAAACTGAATGCCCTCGCAATGCTCGACAACTTGTCCTGCCACGAGACTAAACTTTCGTGCGCTTCGCATAGCCACAAGATCACGCTCCAAGAATTCCCTAGCATGAGGTTGCATGCCGCAAGTGTCCAACTGTGTAGTCCAGCTAGGCTCTAGCTCTCCAATCTGGTACTGGTCTAACCTGCTTGTGTTGCCCATAACCAGGTAGTCATTACCCATGCTTGCGTTAACATCTGCCATACCCATCTGCTCTTGAGTTCTTGCAGAAGCGAACTCTTGTTGAATTGTCTGGTAATCTCCAGGCCATCTTTGCTCTTTCATAAACTCTCCTAATATTTGTAGGTGTCAGAACCATGCTGACTGTCATAAGGCCGACTGTAACTCTTCTCTATGTGATGCTTTTGATGCGCCATAGATTTGTCGTGCCGGGATTTCTCTTCATCTCTTGGCGACTTAGGCTGTCTGTAATGCTGCAAGTCACTACCGGCAATTCGCATGTCGTTTTGTCCGCAACCCATCTGCCCTATTCCGTCTTGCATTTACTTGCCTGTCACTGCAGGTTGAGGGACCACTGTGTCGGCCTGCTTCAGTCTCTGTTCTTCCTCGATCCCTCTAATCATCTCAAGTGTCTTTGCAGCATTGTTGATGTCGATCTCGTCCATCTCTTTGATTGCGCGGACCTCATTCAATGTGGCACGACTTCTCTCTTCTTGTGCTGCTGCAAGTCGCTCTTCTGACAACGCGGCATCGTACTTAATTCTGCTAAGCCGCTCTTCGCCAAGCGAGATATCCGTAAACGCTTTGGCTTGTAGCAACTGATTGACTTGAGCTTTGTCTTCCTGTTCCTGTTTCTGTGCTGCCTGTGCTGCTTCTGCTCTCTGTGCAATAAGCTCTTTGCCTCTCTTGCTGATAGGATACGGTGACATCTCCCACAACATCTCGTCTGGCACGTCCACACCACCCATCTTCATCGACCAAGCTTGCATAAAGGCCGACTGTTTCTGGTAATCTGTCATCGGAAGCTCAGTAAAGTCGATGTCGTATTCCAAGAAGCTGTTGTTATGAAACTCAGGCGTTGGATCCTGCTTGATCAACCTCTGCACTTTCTCAGGCGTAAACTTCTGGATCATCTTCAAGACTTTCTTGCTTAACAAGTAGTCCGCTTCCCTAAAGTTGTCCATGATAGGACCAAGCTGCATAATGGCCATGCTAGTCTTCATCTTAAACAACATCGCACTCATTCTGTCTGTCTGGTCATTGCCAAGTGCGCCTAAGTCGACAAAGTCCTTAATGTCTGCATCAAAAGACTCCTGCAACTTAAACAAACTCTCAGGTAAAGATGGCGGATCAATTCTCTCTGCGTCGCCAATCTCAAAGCCTGGATTGAAGAATATTACCTTTCCTTGTCCGGTCTGGAACAATGACTTAGGATTTGATACTGCCCCGGACTTAGCCTTCCACCCGCTACCAATTTGGGAATCCATGATATCGAGGAGCTTGGACTTTCGCATGTTGTATTCTTCATTACTATCGCGCAACAATCTTTGAAGTCCCTGGATTTTCCACTGAAAGAGGTCATAGGATGGATCGAATACGCAATAGTACGGCACGAAGGGGTACTCGCCGATGCCCCAAGGATCTTCTCCGCTATAGAGTAAACGGTTTTCGACAACAATATTGTACTCAACGGTTTTGTAATACCCTTCAATGACGGCAAGATTCGGAAACATCTGTCTGTAAATATCCAAGCGCTTTTTGTCGCCTTTCCATGGAGTTTGATCTCCTGTATTCCTGTCGACAAGAATCCAGCCTTTTTTGTATCGCTGCTTCCAATATTCATTATATGCTAAAAGCTCCTGGAGACCCCACTGCCGAGCGTAAGGTTCGTATGTAAATTTTTCATCTCTGTTTCCGTAACCCATGGCATCGACTTCACGCTCACTTCCAGGAACAAGAGACTTAACAACATCCTTGCTCAAGTACTTCCTACGAGCCACAAAAGTACAGTCTTCCAAGTCCATGCGTGTGCTGAATGGATCCCAGATTACGTCGTTCCAATTGTCTAAGTGAAATTCAATGCGACCGTTCACATAGTCGCTACGATAGTCTATCCATGGTGAAATCCAGCTCACACCAGACACAAGACTGTTGTGTTTAGCTTTATTCATCGCACGGTAGCCTTTAGGGGCCATTTGCGTGTGCAATAAGTCTGTAAGTTGATCTGCAGTTTCAGGATTGCTGTTCTCGCGAGACACAACAACACTTTGCATCTGATTGGCTGACAAGTACCCTGAGACCATGTTTATAGTCTTTCTGGACTTGTTGAATGTGAAACTATTGCGTCGTTCCTCATTCAAGTACTTCATTTGCTCAAGCGACCATTGATTTCCAAGGTAAAATCCGACGTCGCGATAAGCTTCGGCATAATAAGTATTAAGCAACATGTATGCGCGATTATAGTCTTGCGTAAAGTCAGATACTATGTCGTAATCCGTTGGCATCCAGTCACTAAAGTAAATACTTGATAATATTGACCTTAGTTAATCTTTTTTTGAATTAGCGTGCAAGAGCTATCGTTATCGTAAAGAGTTTTTGACAAGAAATAAAATTGGGAATATGTTGAACAGATTAAAAAACAAAGCCCACCACCCCTTGCGGAGTGATGAGCTACTTGTCTAAAATCCAGTGACCAACTAGATCTTAACCTTATGCTTCTCATAATAACGGTCACCTGGATTTTAGGCAACAAAAACCTAAAAAAAAGGAGAACCTATGTCTAATCCTACACAACCTTATCAAGAGCCAATTCCAAAACAAAGATTTACTGGATACTGGATACCGGTCGAACTCACTAAACTCGGCTTAACCAAAACTGAACAATTCCTACTTTCCATGATCGACTCTTTGGAAGCTGATGAACCAGATTATTGTTTCGCTAAAAACTCTTATCTTGCCGAAAAGATGGAACTTTCTGAATCCATGGTTTCGCGGTATATAACCCGGCTTAAAAGATTGGGATTAATCGAAGAAGTTGGGACGGACGGAAGGAATAGACGTTTAAGAACTGTCAAAGAAAACTGGTTTAAACGAATAGAAAATTCAAATAAAGAATTATGCGCATCCATGCGTACCCAAGGTGCGCAACCTTGCGCAAGCAAGGTACGCAAACATGCGATCCCCTCATCTATATATATAGAACAAGATAAAGAAGTTGTCTGTGTGGACCCGCCGCCTATTGCGGCTTCGCCACCTGTCTGTCCAGAGTCGGGGCCTGTTGCCCCTCCTTCTGGGATCAAAAAAATCTTTATTAAGGCAATAGAAGGCGAAGACATAGCCTTGAGCAAGGAGGAATTGATAGCCCAGTGCTTGTCGTGGCGAAAGGATTGGTCCCTACCGGAAATCGAAGAGCTTTACGAAATTCTTGCCAAATATGACGCTCCTGTGCGAAACTTCCTAAGATTCTGTGAATCAACAATCGAAAACATCAGGTGTCGTAATAAAATTAAAAACTTAAAACTTAAAGGTAAGAAATGCAAGACGATACATTCAAACCCTACAAAAAGTTCGAAGACGCCGTTAGAGAATGGCAGCGTAAAAACTTCGGAGAGCGTTACGCCAGGCCCGAAGTTTCCCTTAGCAGATTGGAAGTCGATGGTACCACTTCCGAAAAAATTGCCCGGTTTATAAAAAATCCTCAGAAAATGTTAATTTGGCTCGGAGGAAAAGGCACGAGTAAGACATTTTTTTTAGCTGCTTTAGGAGAATGGATACTTAGAACTTTTAATCACAATAGAGTGTATAAAGAAGAAAATCTTCAAAAAAAGCTAAGAGCATTCATTAGCGAAGGATACGGAGATTATATAGCAGAACTTCAATATCTTATAGATGATGATATTGTGATTTTAGATGACGTTGGCGCTGCCTTTAGAGACGCACAGAGCATAACTAAAGACCATTCATTTGCAGATAGAGTATTATTGGAATTTGTTGATTATAGATATAATACTATGAAACCAACAATAATAACTAGCAACTTTAAAAAAGAAGAATTATTAGAAATTTATGGAGAAAGAGTTTGTAGTAGAATGTTCGCTTCGGAAAACATCATTATTGAGACTTTCAATGAAACAGACAAACGAACTCTAGGAATGTAACATGGATTGGACACAAACTATCACAATCATCAGTGTACAAGTGACTTTATTTGGTTTATTTGCTACAGTGTTTTACTGGATGATAAGCCGACTCGACTCAGACGTTAAAGCTGTTGGCGCAGATGTTAAATCTATCACAAGCAGACTTGATGCTCATGCCACCCGCATCGATCAACTTTACAAAATGTTCGTGGACTTACTTAAGGAAAAGAAGTGATGACTGACAAACTGTTTCCTGTTTTAGCTGCCTTTTTTGCATTTATAACCCTCTTAGCTTTAGTTTGCGTTATATGCCTAAAGACAATCTCTCCCGGCTATGTCGGCGTAGTAGTCGACCTTCTCGGAGACAACAAAGGCGTCGAAGCTAAAGAACTGCATGTAGGGATGCACTGGATAAATCCCTGGAAACGTATCTACCAATTCCCTATCTTCGAACAAAACGATACCTGGGAAGACAATGAAGGATTCAGTTTCCAAACTAGCGAAGGCATGGCTGTTTCTGGTGACGTTGGCATCACTTACCATCTTAGGCCTGACGCTATTCCTGCTATCTTTCAACGTTATCGAAGGGGTATGGATGAGATCACTAACACTTTTATTCGCAACTACATTCGCGACGCGATTAACAAGTCTGCTAGTAGGACTAAAATCGAAGACCTTTACTCTGGAAAAACATCCTTCTTCGAAGAAGTAGAATCCCATGTCCGAGAAGACTTAGCCCCTATAGGCATCGAGTTAAGTCGCATCTACCTCATCGGCAGGTTCCACTTTCCTGTGAACGTCATCACTGCTTTGAATGCCAAGATAGAGGCCAACCAAAGAGCTCAACAACGAGAGAACGAGTTAAGAGAAGCCGAAGCTGAAGCCAAGAAACAGATCGCCAAAGCTGAAGGTCAAGCCCGATGCGTCGTCTTGCAAGCTCAGTCCGAAGCTGAAGCAAACAACCTTCTGTCAAAGTCGATCACGCCAGAGCTGATTCAATGGCAAGCTGTCCAAAAGTGGGACGGAAATCTTCCGCACGTAACCGGGGGTGCTGTCCCCTTCATTCCAATCAAGTAGGTACTATGGGCTGCGATATTCACCTGCACTTCGAAAGAAAAGAAAAAGACGGATGGAAAGAAATCCCGATCGAAGACTACTTAATTCCTAACGATCGAAACTACGAATTGTTTGGTTTTTTAGCATCAGTAAAAGGAAGTCATGATGGACTTTTTGACGATCGAGGTATACCTGATGATTGTAGTGACACCTTCCTTCGAGACAATACCGACATGTTTTCACACACTTATGCCTATCTCGATGAAATTCTCAATGCTCCTTGGAAAAGACATAACCTTCAGGACACATATTTCCACATCTTTTGCCGAGATGTTTTACCACGAATATGCACTCAAGATTCTACAGGACTGACAGGCCTTGAATGTAGAGATGTCCGAGTAATAATGGCCTTCAGTAATTAAAACTTTTCAGAAATTCAGAGTTCAGTTAAGTTGTCCGCATTATAACTTGAGGAAAAATCGATGAAGCCCTCTAAATTACCAAAAAAAGAAGATATCAATGCTACATTAATTTCAGACCTTTTTGAAATGATTCGGGATTTAAGAATTAAAATTGGAAACATTGAAGCTAAACTTAATCCCCCACCAGAATATGACCCTAGAGAAACCCCAGGCATGGCTGGTAAATTTCACGTTGTAGATCCTTATCGATACTCTAACCCTTGGGACCCCATAACCCCATCATCTTCTGATAATCACTATCATCAACACCACGATCAGGACGAAAGCTCGACTCCGTTGTCGCAAGATAACGAAACGCGTCAGAACCGTGGCTCGTACTGTCATGTACCGGGCGATCACTATAAACCCGGAACTTCTCATTGTAAGACTTGCGGTAGTTCTCCAAACACTTCAGGCCGTGTTCGCATCGCTTTTCATCAAACCAGCACCTTGAGAGAATCATACGCACAGCTTCTATCCCAGACTCTAAGCTCAATTTTGGCGCAACACGGAAGTTCAAACCTAACCGACGAGCTGTTTCAAGTCTTGTCGTGCCTGTTGTCAACTCCCGAGCTTGAATGTCATGTGGAGCAACAGCAAGGTCGTATACACATCCAGTTTCTCTGCGATAATCATCTAAAATTCGGACATAGTGAGATAACCCTTCACCAGAATTTTCATAATAGTTAATCAGATGAATTTCTTTGCCTATGAATTGAGCAAACCAAATCGCAGTAGAGTCACCAATTCCAAGATCCCAGTATGTCCTGACAGGCACAGAAGGATCGTAAGCCACATGACAAATCTGGCCTTTCTTTCGCACTTCATCCATGTGACGGCCATAGTAGGAACCCTCCTGTCCTCGATCAAAGTTACAGTAAAACTCTTGCTGAATCAAGTCCTCTGGCATCCCCTTTCTACGCTCTGCCTCAATCTGCTCTTCAGAAAGCACTCCTGTAGTCTTAACCGTCAACAGCTCATAGAACCACTCATCAGGATTCTTCCGCGCAATCTCAGCCAAGTCCCACCCGTGATTGCCTTTACCCCTTGGCGTGTACACGAACGCTGCCCAGCCGCCGTTAGCTGCAAGAATAGGTTTGATGTACTCATACGACATCGGGTCCATCAAAGGCCACTCACTGAAGACTACACCTCGAGGATTGGTGCCCATTACGTTGTCATAAGAGTCCCCTCCTATGAGCTGAATAAGCGATTCTCCATGTGCTCCTTTAATCCATATTTTCATCTCTGTGTTGTTGGGATTACCTACAATAATTTCCTTGGGAATATAGTCCAACATACGCTTCCCGTCATTGGTCATACCATCCCAAATAACCTTCTTAGCTTGAGCAAACGTCGGGAGAAAGTAAAAGTATTGCCCCGGTTCAAGATACGCCCGCTTTATCATGTAATTCCACATGGTCGTATCCTTCCCACCCCGCCGATGGACTATCCACACAGCGTTTCGGACACCGTCATCTAAAGCTTTTAAAATATTTTCTTGATAGTGTCTAGGTTCGTATCCGTAGGGAATAGTGATCGCAGGCATTAATTCACATGATAATAATTAAGAAACTTCGCTTTCGTTTTCCTCATCCAGATCGAGGAGCCTTTTACGAAGCTTTTCAGACATCTTGATAACTTGCTCTTCAGAAAGAGACTTAACTTCACAAACGTTGATTAGTTCTCGCATGACCTCAACATTCTCTCTAAAAAATATAGTGATCATCGCAATACACTTAAGACGAATAGCAGGCTCAGAATATCCAGGTAAATGATCAACCAGTTTATTCAAAAAAACAATCTCGGTAGAAAGATCGTGAAAAGCCTTACAGAAAAACAAAAGATCCTCAGGAGACGCGAAACAATTAGCCATCTTTTCCATGACTTCAGTTGTCATCATAGCGTATTTCATGCTTCCTCCAAGTTAAAACAGGGGCTCACTGTGATCATCAGCGGCCCCAAATCAAATCCATCGTACGTCCATTGGCTTTTACCCAATAGAAAGATCTGACCACTATAGGACTATTTCTTTTTTGCAGCTTTCTTCGCAACAATCTTTTTAGCTTTAGCCACAACTTTATCTTGTTTCTTGTCTGCTTTTTTTAAAGACTTAACATCTTTGGTTACTTTTTCAGACTCTCGCTTGATCTTGTTGATTTTTTTATCCACGTTATTCCTCTTTTTCTTCTTTCTTTAGCAACTCTTATGTTTCTGTCTTCACATCGACAGGCCCAATCTTCATGATCTTCAGGAAGGCATTTACCGCACTTATGAAAGTCATCCATTAGCAGCCTCCATACGATTACACAAATTCTTGTAGGTAACTCTCAACATCGCAAGCTTACCGGCATGATTCTCAGCTATACGAGATAAAAGATAAACAGTTCTAAGTAATCGTACGTTGCGCTCGTCATCCTCCCCAACAGCATCCTTGACCCAGTCAGTCTCAGCCTCCACATCATATAGCTCACACAAAGGCATGATATCTCGAATGAATGACTGCATCTGCTCACAATCCCAGTACGCAAGAAACTCGTTGATCTCATCTTCTAATGATCGCACCTTCTTCACGTTATTCGACGACACCCATGATATTCTTCTCGTTTATCAACAAAAGGCCGTCATCTTCCAAGCTAACCTTCGAACCACTGTATGGTACTAGCAATAAAACATCTCCAACCTTGATGTCAACTTCAACTTTACTGCCAACATTAATGACAGTCACATGAAACGGAACATCATGTTGCGAAGGAAGAATAAGCGAACCTTTCTTCTGTTCAGTCGGCATCGTCTTTACTAATACGTTATTCCCTATCGCACGTAGCATGTTATCCCTTTATATCTGTGAATGAAAAAAGCATTTTAGTGAGATCCATCTCAAAATCAGGATCATTAAACATGAGAAAAGACTTAGGCTGAATGACAAAAGCATCGTGTGGCTTTCTTTTCGGAGGAATTGCCTTTAAAGAGATCCACATTTTAAAAGCAGTATTGTTAGTGATCTTTGTCATTCCCTTATAGTTCTCTACAAGAAAACAAGGTTTCTCATTATCCATTAAACTTTTCCTTTAAACGGTTCTGCACATCTTCTCCAAGCAACCACTTTACAATCCTGGTAATTATGCGCATCCATGATTATTTCCCAAGTGGAATTTGGCGTCTCGAATACAGCCATATTTAAAAATCTCGCTCCCAGTGGCTCTTGCAACGTCACCTCGTACACATCAAAAGTATGAGGTAAAAGCTTTCTACACACATTCCAAGGTCTTTCTTCCATAATCAATTCCTTCTAGAGGCTAAAAAGATAAAAAAATCCAAAAACTTTAAGATCACCCAGCCAACAATGGCCATGAAAATTATCTTTACCCACCCAAACATTGCTCTTTAGCCTCTCTCCTCTTCTGTCTCTGTACTCTTTGCACCTCACGATTCATCAAGCCATTACATTTACAGCAATATTTCTGATTCTGCGTCTTTTTAAGCGTGTCGTCACCACAAACGCTGCACTTAAATATCTCAACGTTCCTTTTAAACCCAACTTTCACAGGTTTAAGCAACTTCTTTCTACCCATTGCGGAAATCCTAGGTTAATTAGGCCCACAATGCTAAAAAAATGTTTATTAGACAAGAAATTATTTTAAAGAGTGGGTATTTCTACCAATTTGCTACCAGTTACTACCGAAATGGTAATTGCGGATTTAGGCTTGAGGATATGGCGAAAAACATTTAAGCTGTCACGCTGCATCTTAAAATAAATTGCCTCACGCCATAAAAAAAAGTAATCAGGATCTTCGTAAAAAAGTTTCTCGTTATGCTGCACCCAATCAGAAGCTTCCTCTAAAGAATCGAAAGTTAAAGAAAACGTCGGAATACCTCTCTTACGTAAACGAACTCGATAAGTCACGTTACCAGAAGGATGTTTTCGTTCAGTGATCGTCGCCATTATTTTCTCTTTTTAGGAGGTTTTTCTGGACGCTTAACACAAAACTCGCAAGTGGGATCTGAACAGCATCGCTCTAGCCATTCTTCACAGGTAGCGCAGTAGTAACAATCAAATGTTTCATTGTACGAAACTTTAGACTGACACACGGAACATGAATTAAGTTTCTTTGCCATAAAATTTGTCTTGACCCGTTTTCAAAAAAGCCTATAATCATAATCATATTTTAAATCAATTCGGGGCGTTTCTCGATAACGCCTCGACATATCCCCTCCGGGGGATTTAAAACAACTAGTTCTACTACTAAAAAAAAGCAATCTTCCCTAGCAGGGAAACGTCAGTCTTTGATGCGTGGTGAGCGTAGAGCGAATCCATGCGAAAGGACTGACAAAGGGTAGAAGCTGTCGCGGAACTGCATAGCTCTGGAAGGGTTGGGTTCGTTAGGTACTGTTTATAAGTGTTTGATACTTAACAACTTATGATTTTTAACTCAATCCTCTCTAGCTAACTTTTTGTTATACTGGATACTCAAGTAGTAAGCCTCCCCTTTCAAAAATTGCCGCCTTTCTCTCTCAAGCTTAATTTTCTGCTTTTCCTTTAAGTACTCAGCCTTGAGCTCAGGGTTCTTTTCAAGTCTCTCCTCAAGTATCTTTAGTGCTTTTGTCGCCATCACTTCCTTTAATTTGGTCCTCTAGGTCCTTAAATCTACACCGGTAGGGCTCGAACCTACGACCGCCTCATTAACAGTGAGGTGCTGACTACCAACTGAGCTACGGTGTAATAAACTTGTTCTCTCTCCGCACATCGGACAAAACTTCACATGGATATATCCAAAGCACTTACCTGTCTCTGTGTCGACAATCGCCATATGCCCAGTGTCGAAAACCATCAAAGTAATATCGTCTTCTTGTCGTGCGCATCTACACATCAGCATTCTCCTTCAGTGCCCGTAAAAGGTTCACTCAGCCAAAGTTTTGCGTCCCAAAATCGATTCCATGCGATAGTCTCTGATCATCTCGTTCATTTGTTCCGAGTCCATAACAGTCTCTAAGCAGTTGTTGCACTCAAAACACTCATTACAAAGAATAACAATTCTATTATTAATTAACACGTGAAATTCTCTATAACATACACTAAACTTATTGTTATTACATTTAAGGCATTGCATCTAGTCTATCTTTTAACTCCTTGATCTCCAAGCACATAGTATACATAGCAGTAGCGAAATTAAAATTGTCAGTAAAAACATTCGGATCCCTCTCTCTTGCTTCCATAAGTTGTCTCTCGTGTTGTGCAGCATGCATCTCAAAGTGCGCAGTAATCTCTTCTAAAGAATGAATAAACATGTAACTCCTTATAACTTATGAACTAACAAAGTAATTATTAACCAAACAGAAACCATAACTAAACTAAATAGTACTACAGTTTCGAAAAACAACCAGAATTTAAGCATGATACGCGACTCCGAGTATGCCTTTTCTGCCTTTAAAGTTCTGCACCTTGTACCACCGGTTGTAACAGCTACCGTTTAAGAGCCTTTCAATGTAGAAGTCTGCCGGAGTAAGGCATGTTGTAAACTCCTCAGGCTCAATCCATTCGAACTCATCTAAATCGCCTTCAGCCTCATGGAAAAGCATGTAGTCCCAGTCGTCCATACAGACATCCTGCTCCCAGAGGGCGTCTCTCTCCTCATCAGTCAGCTCAGTGGTATCGTAGTACTCAAACTTGATCATTAGTCCTTGCCTCTTAGTATGTTACACAAAACCACAATCAGAGCTCCTAAACTTAGCAGGATTAAGCCAAACATCAACACAAAAAACAAGAAGAAACTCCCATAGGCAAGATATTCGGTACAAGCACTTAAGCTACAGACATTTGGGTACACAGGACAAGGCCACACGTACTTATCTACGAGGTGCCAGCAAACAGCACAGCAAGTAAGGTAAATAGCGACTTGTATTTGTATCATGTTTATTCTTAGGTACTTAGGTATATAGAGTGCATTTTATTTAAAATAGCTTGAAGAGTCACAAAAGTAAAGCAAAAAAAAGTGTGAGACAAAACTTGGTGAAAGTAAAATATAACATGTTAAGTATCAGTAACTTGTGTACATAAAGTACAGGGATAGTAAGATGGAAACACACGCTAAAAGAGAGAGAAAAAAGACTCTAGCTATGGAAAAATCCCGAGAGGGCTCCTGAATAGTATTACCTCGCTCTAATAGGGGGCCAAGGGGGGTCGCTACCTAATACTTTCTTGAATCAAGACTAAGAAGCAGAGTGACATGCGACAGTCATTCAACTAATGATTTGGTATACTCATAATTGATATTATGGTGCAAGCATGCTCACACACTAAGGTGAGGCCTTCTTAGACGCATAGGATACGACATTGACTGATACAGCACCCTTGTGCTCCGTTTCTACTTGTGCCTTCTCATGCCATCCGTAGCGATTGACCATGTTGTAGTACCATGAGCGGGAATTCCCTAAGCACGAGCCTAGAGCTTGCTTGTGACCTATGTCTTCCCAATGCTCTTTTGCCCCGCGCATGGCTTCGACAAGCTCATCTTCGCAAAACTCCTCAGGATATCTCTTTAAAAACTCTTTAATAGTAGCCTCGGAAACCGGCCCGAAGCAATCTAGCGAGTACCCTTTGCGAATGTGCGCCAAAAGATCTTTAAACAGTTTTTCTCTAGAGGTAGCACAAGTATGCAATTTTGCCATGCGTTCCTTGTAT